TCTCAAGATCGCCGATGGAACCATCGTCCTCGATGGTATCCCCGTTCTCGTCGAATATGACCGTCCGAATGACGTAGCCGCCCTCGCCCTTCAGGTGCAGTTGGAGCTGCGTCACCTTCTTGCCCTTCACGGTGGCGCTGGTACAGAACGCGCACTCCGTGATGCCGTCGTCGTCCCACGAGAGGGGCAGGATCATGTTCACCCCGTAGCGCCGAACGAGCATCTTCCCCTCGCCAAGATCGAGCCACGGCGCCCATCCGCCCGTGCCCAGGCCGAAGGCCTTCATGACGAGGCCCTGGCCGTTAGACCAGAAGTTGGTGTCCTCGTAGAAGTCGGCCAGCCATTCGTTGCATTCCTCGTTCTCGCACTGAACCTGCGTGTACTCGTTCATGAGGAGCGACGCCCACTCCTTGCACACCTTCTTGGCCGGCTTCACGCTGAGGCGGTGCACCTCGTACAGAACGCCGTCGTCGCCCTTGGTCCTGTAGTCGTAGAACTCCCCGGCCGAGCGAAGCCAGCTCCCCCAGCCCTCGATATGCTCCTTCATCTCGGTGAAGGCTATGTCGTACCCGGCATCCTTCAGATAGTCCGTGACGAACACGGGTATGGTGAACTTGACTTCCTCGCTGGCCACTACGCGGCCCTCCTAACGTCTCTCATCATGGCGTACCGAACGGCGTCGATGCTGTGGTCGTTGCCGTCGGGTATGCCCTCCATCCACTCGCCGTCCTTGTCGCGCTCGTATTCCTTCAGACTGAACTCCTCGAAAGTGAGCGGACATCTGTTCGGATCTATCACTATCTCCCTCAACCCCTGAAGCCACTGGTAGGAGTACTCGCGCATATTGCCCTTCTCGGCCGGCCTGGCGTTGAGTCCCATGCGCCGGTACCTCTCGCCCTGGGCCTTGCCGTCGGCGGTGTCGTCGTACCAGATGCGCTGGTTGTGGAACACCGGATCGCCGCCCTCGGAATTGGGGTACGTGAGGCTGTCGCGCACTATAAGCCCGGTGTCCTCGGGCATGGTCTTGTTGCGGCTGTGCTCCTCGAAGATGATGATGCGCTTCTCCCGCCTCTGGTACTCCATGCGCACGTAGCGCCACGGGTCGGGGAACCAGCCCCAATCGACCCCGTTGCGGAAGTTGTCAAAGCCGCGTATCTCGGCATCGGTGACATCGCGGCGAACTATGTTGTCGAACACGCTGCCGCCCGTGCCGGTGATCTCCCCGAGCATCTCCCACTTGTAGGCCACGGGGTTCGTCTGCTCGAGCCATTCGGCCTCCTCTATGAAGTCATCGCCGAGCCACGCGGCGCAGCCCGACTCGACCACATCCAGGTAGGTGGAATGGTGCACGGTGCACTTGGGCTTGCGCTCCATTTCGAGGGCCTGGCGGTTGACCCAGCTCCACAGGGTCTTGGGCGGGTTGTAGCTGTAGAACGTCCAGAACGTGCTGCCTCCGCGCCTGAACGACTTGATGGCGCTGCGAATGACCTCCCATCCGGCGAACTGGTCAAGCTCCTCGAACCAGATGATGGCGCAGTAGCCCTTGGTGAAGTTCGTGCCCTTCATCTTCAGCGGGTCGTCCATGCCCCTGAATAGGAGCTTCTGGCCCGTCGGCAGGTAGATGATCTCCATGGGCGATGTGATGCACCTGAAGTACGCGGAAAGGCCCAGCTCGTTGATCGCCCAGCATATCTGGGCGTATACCGAATCGCGCAGGGTATTGCCGAAGCGGCGCACCACCACGCCATTGGCGAACGGGAAGGTGACCATGATGAGGACGATGCACAGGCTGATGAAGCTTGATTTGGTGGAGCCTCGGCCGCCCTTCATCCACCACTCGCCGCCCACGCCGCTCATGACCGCGCGGAAAAGCTCGTGGAAAGCGCGGATGATGAGTGGCGCGACGTTTACGCGGGGCCTATCCATTCGGCTCGAAAACGAACACGGGGGCCATTTCCACTTCGGCCTCGGCCTTGACGCGCTGCTGCTGCGCGAACTCATCCGGGTACTGGCGTTCCAGCAGCCACGCGGCGGCCTGCCACTTAGGATCCTTCTGATTCGCGGCGGCGTTGTAGATCATGCCCAGAAGGTCGCGCTTGCGCTTGGCCTCGGCCCTTTTTAGCACTTGGCCCAATTGGCGCTGGTTCTCGCTCTTCGGGTGGTTGATCCATTTGCTGAAAGTGTCGGCCCTCACGCCGATATAGGCCGCGATGTCCTTGTCCAGGCACCCGGCGGCCTTCATCCTCTCGGCCTCGCGGATGTCAGCTTTGGTGAGCTTAGCCCTCGGCATCGATCTTCCCCCATTCCCATAGCCCGTAGCCGGCAAGAGCGAACTGCACGGCATCCAATACCGCCCTCGAATACAGGCAGCTCGCCAGATCGTAGGCGAGCCACATGGCGTTGGTGACGAGCCAGAGAACAAAGCAGGCCTTGATCTGCTTGCAATTGAGCACCGTCCCTATGAGGGCGACGATAGTGGCGACCCACGTGAAAATGCTGCCCATATTTACCTCATTTTTCCTATTTGACCTGCTATTTTGTTATAATTGGAACACCCTATGAAAGGAGCAACATTGAAACTTGACATGACAGTCAGCAGCCCGTTCAGGTACTTGTGGCTCAAGCACGTGACGGGCATCAGCTTGTCGAAGCACTGCGCCTCGTGCCTGAAGGGCGAGTACTCGAAGGATGTCGGGCCGAACATCCCGCAAGTGAGCGGCCTTGAGCTTCCCGACGGCGTCTGGTACCTGTGCGGCGTGTCTAAGCCGTACCGTTGGGACAGGAACTTCCACCTCGCCTTCCACGATTGCCCTGACAAGACCTTCACCTTCGAATGGAACGGCATAGCTGTGAGGATCGAGGGGGCCGAGCACCTTCCCATATCCGAGGAGTTCATAGACCCGTCCGACCCTAATGCGGAGAAGCGGGAGTACCGAACTTGCCGCAACTGGCAGTTCGCCCATTGGCTGAAATCTCACGGGCGGCACTTACTGCTGCCATAGCCTCGTCGGCGAACCGGTACCTCCCGCCCGGATAGGGCAGCGAGAACTCGAAGCGCACTCCCTCATCGATATATGGGCTGTCGTCGACCTTCTGCAGCTTGACGCGCCATACGTTCGCGTCATAGGCGGTGTCCTTCAACTCGAAGCCGTGCTCCTTGATGATCCGGTCGATCTGCTCTTGGGTGTGGTACTTCTGGTAGTAGAAGTTTCCGTGCCTGAATCTCGCGCTGAAGCCGTCAGCGTCAAGGAACTCGAAGCCGTTTCGCTTCATCGAGGATGCAGCGTGCTTGGCGCGCATCTTCCCCTCGCACTCCTCGCGGCGCCTTCCGCTCAAGTAGAGGATACCGCCCATCTTGAGCATGGCATTGCAGGTGGCCACTACGGACCGCTCGGCCTCCATGCTGTCCACGGAGTTGAGAACGCTGTCGCATACTACGGCATCGTAGAGACCCCGGCTCCTGAGATGGCCCAGGCACCGTTCGACCTCGCGCTCGGTTCTGCCAACGTCTATTCCCTTGTTGTTGTTGTGGTAGAATTCTATGCAATCGATGTCGTAGCCGTCGCGCTTGAGATCGGTCGCATAGCCCTCTTTGCCGGCCCCGAAGTCAAGTATGGCCATGCCCCTGTCGATGTCCTTGAGCACCAGGCGCTCGTAAAGGCGCGATTTGCAGGTCCTTCCCTTCTTCCCCTTGTCCTTATGGCGGTACAGCTGGGCCGTTCCCTGGACCCATGTGCGCTTTTCCAGATGCTCGTAGGAGAACACGCCGTAATTCGCGCTGAACGCTTTCCTGGCAAATTCCTCTTGCGCCTCGTCGACAACGTAGGCGTTGGCCGGCAGGTTCAGGAGCTTGCAGGCCATGAGGTACGCGGCGCTCTTGAAAACCTCGCCGTCCATGGTCACTACGCAGCTCAGCACGTTGCCGTAGCGCTGGATGAGCTTGCACACCTCCGTGACGATCACGGCCTTATCGCAAGCTGCGAAGTTATCGGATGGATCTATGACCGTCCATCCGGGCGCCGTTTGGGGCGACACCTTGTCGATGCAGCCGAGATCGTAGTCTGTGCCATTGTGAATCTGGTTGAACAGCACCTCGTCCGAAGCGCTCACGTTGTCGGCATAAAAGCAGGGCATCTCCGCTAGACCTATGGCCTTCGCCGCCTTCTGGCGCTGGTGGCCCGCTATGATGACGCTGTTCCTCGGATTGACGATCACGGGCACAATGACCCCGAGAACCCGCAAGGACTCGCAAAGGTTGTCGAAGTCCTCATCGCTGATCTTTCGAGGGTTGTACTCTGCGGGCTTGATCTTGTCTGTCCTGATGTAGCTAACTGCGGTCATAGAGGCTCCTTATGTACCCGAAGGCGTAGCCCGTGTTCTCCATCCACGCCCTGAGGCCCTGGGAGAGCATTTCCGCCTCGTCCTCCGCTATCAGGAACGTCTCGCCATCGACACGCAATTTGCAATCCGAGGACTCGCGCCCTTCAACGCCGTCGATGTTCATATCGAGGCCGTAGTCAGGCTCCTCCTCGGCATCGAAGCCGAAGCTCTCCCAATCGAAGTCCAGTAGCTCTATCTCCTGGTCCAGAATGTCGATGTCGAACCCGGAGCTTAGGGTGGTCTGGTTGTGGACGTGCGTGTAGGCCCTTCTCTGCTCGTCTGTGAGGTGGTTCAGGTAGAAGACGGGTACTTTATCGAGTCCCAGCTTTTGGGCCGCCAGGACGCGCCCGTGGCCCTCCACGACCTCCATGGCGCCGTCCGGGTTCTCCCATACGGCTATGGGGTCGTTGAAGCCGAACTCCTCAATGGAGTTGGCTATCTGCTCAACCTGCAGTTGGCTGTGCAGCTTCGCGTTGTTCGCGTAGGGCACGAGGTCGCCCGTGGGAACCTCGATCACTTTGATCTCAGGCTGTTCCATGATGTCCTTTCACTCGGCGGCGGGAAGAAAGGAAGAAAGACCCGCCGCCTTGCGAAGGAGGTAAACGCGCGGCCCGTCCGCCGCAAGCATATTGTGCGCCCCATGTCGCAAAGAGGCCTCCCGAAGGAGGCCCCGATCTAGTTCATGATGCTCCACTCGTGGAGGTCGCCGCCGTAGGGGCGGTGCAACTTAGTCTTGCGACCGCACCGCTTGCAGCGCACGTACCATTTCACGCCGTGGTTTGTCTTGCGGCTCAGCCTCTCCGGCTCCCCGCCGCATCTGCATGGCTTTAGCATTCTTCACCTCCCTTATGCAGTCCCATACGTCCATCTGCCCTTCCAGAATCTCGGGGGGGGTTCTCATCGCCTTACTCATTTACTTCTCCCTTCTACACGCGAAGAACCGTGTTCCCGGCGCACACAGGGCACAACGGCCTCTTCCCTTGATTGAGAAGAAACGCGTAGTAGTCGCGCTCATACCCGCACTCGTGCCTGATCCGCCATATCCACCTGTGGCGGTCGTCAGTCCCTACGTGCTCGACGGCCTCCCACCCGTGGAAGACCATGCCCCTTATGTCATGAACGTGCTTCCTCGGCCTTGCGACGGCGAGCGGCCTGTGTGCGGCGTCCCACTCCTTTTTCGTGACTATGGCGGGAACGCCGCCTGGTTTTCTGACGCCTCCGTACCAATAGACGCCCAGATAGAACTCGTCGTTCAGGATGCGGGCAGCTACGCGATCGGTGAACGTGCGCCCTACGGTGTTGCGAAACCCTGAATCGTTCATCGCGTTGGCTATATCGCGATACGGGGCAAGATTCCCGCGCATCTTGAACGCCATCCTAACGCCCTCGGCCTCGCATGGCACCACTTCGTAGCGATCGGACGGGATGAACTTGCCGTCCTCGATCCTCGCGCCTACGGCGGCGTAGCCGTAGCGCCTAACGCCGTTCGGATGGCATAGGAGGGCGTTGCCCGTAAGGCCCCTAATGACGTTCTCGGACAGGTTGGCCGAGTAGTATTCCGCAAGCCCTTCCAGCAAGGCTTCCACGATGATGCCAATAGGCCCGTCTGGTATGGCCTCAGCAGCGTAGCTAACATCTATGCCGTTCTTCGCAAGTACCCTCTTGTAAATTGCCGAGTCGTAGCGATTTCGGGCAAACCTATCGGTCTTGTACGTCCACACGCGCTCCCAATCTGCAGATTTGGAATCGTTGACCATGCGCATGAACTCGGCCCTCTTCGCTGCACTGGTCCCGCTCTTAGCCCGGTCGGCATACACGGCCACTACGGTATCGCCGGCTCTCTCGGCCGCCGCCTCGCATTCGCGTATCTGATCCTCTATCGACTTCTCGCGCTGCTCATGGCTTGAATAGCGCGCATAGATAACCGCGTTACTCATTCCTCCACCTCGCTCTCAAGCCATTCCAGCCACTTCTCAACGCTGTCGTCGCACTTCTCCCCGTCGCTATCCGCCTCGTACATAGGGCACTCATCGCACGGCTCGCCGCAGGGAATCTCCCCCGTCAGCGTCCCCCAGCAGATGCCCGCGTCGCTAAGCGTCTCAGCAACACGCAGCGGGTCGCCGAAGGATTTCTCGTAGTTGGTTGTCATTAGCGATTCTCCTTCTTCAGCATCTCGTCGACCATCTGGATTCGCTCCCCTATCCACCTCATGCACGGGACGGCCATGGAGTTGCCCAGGGCCTTGTAGCGAGGGGTGTCGGGGGTGCCATCGTCGATCTTCGTCCAATCGT